ATCAGATGGACACAGCGATTGGTTCTGTCAATATTAATATCTTCACTCAAGTTGATGTGACAGCAGTTACTTCAACATTTGAAACAGGTACTCTTGGTATGTCGGGAGATGCGAACTTCTCTTTAACAGGTGCTCAAGCTAATGCTGATGTAGGAACTGTCACGACTGTAACAGGTACAGGTGTCAATATAGCAACAACAGGAGTTTCAATACAGTTTGCTGAAGGCACAGAAACCATATCAGGTAGTGCAATCGTAACACCAACAGGTATTGAAATGTCTGTGGTTTTAGGTAATATGAGATCGACTCCATGGGCGAATGTAGTAACAGGTGCAAGTAATACTTGGATCGAAGTGGCAGCATAAAAAATGTTGCTTGAAGGATAAAAAAAGATATATTTTATAGAGGTTTAAAACATGGCAAGTACATATTCAGATAGACTCAAACTCGAACTCATGGAAACAGGCGCTAACGCCAATACATGGGGAAACAATACTAATACAAACTTAGAAACACTTGATGCTTTTAGTGCAGGTTATTTATCTAAGTCCGTTGCAGGTTCAGCCAACGTCACATTGACATCCAATAATGCTGATCCCACTGCTGAAGCTTCTAACAAAGTAATCGAATTTACAGGTACTTTGACAGGAGACATTACAGTTTTTGTTCCTGCTGTTGAGTCTAACTATATCTTTTTTAATAATACTTCTGGAGCTTTCACTTTAACTGTTGCACCGACAGGACACGGTTCTAACGGTGTCGCTATTGTTCAAGGTGCTCACACTGTTCAATATTGCACAGGGGATACTGTTGTTGATCTCTTTGCAAATTCTTTAGGAAATCTTTCTGTAAAAAATAATGTTAATGTTGTAGGAACAGTTAACGCAACATCTTATGTAGGTAATGGTGCAGGATTAAGTGGTGTTGACCCTTTTCCTTCGGGAACAAAACAAATTTTTTATCAAGCATCGGCTCCAACAGGATGGACACAAGATACAGCATCCAGTTTATCTAATACGGTGATGTCGGTTGTCACAGGAACAGGTGGAGGCACAGGTGGTACAACATCTTACTTCTCATCATTCTTAGCAACAACCAACAAATCTGCTCCAGGACAACCTGTATCAGGTTCTGTTTCAGGAACAGTTGGTGGACATACTTTAAGTACTCCTGAAATAGCTTCTCACAGTCATAACATAAGATTTCAAACCCCCACTGAGCCACCAGCATCAAACACTGATGCCTTTCAATCGTTTTTCCCTCGTCGACAGGCACCTAACAGTGTAGGTGAAGTAATACGACCAGCAGGTGGTGGAGGTTCACACGCTCACCCCTTTAGTGGTTCTCTTTCAAGTGCATCAGCAGACGTCACTATTCCAGCGGCAGATGTTAAATATGCGAACGTAATTATCGCTGCAAAAGATTAATGCCCATATTCGATCCAGACGGAAAATGTCCGTTATTACAAAAAAAATGCATCAAGCATCAATGTCTTTGGTATAATATGCTTCAAGGAAAACACCCTCAAACAGGACTAGATGTTCAAGAATGGGGCTGCTCAATTGCTTGGCTTCCTCTACTTTTAGTTGAAAACTCTGCAAAAATGACAGGAGTTCAAGCTGCCACCGAATCTTTTCGAAATGAGATGGTGAAAGGTCAAAATGTCATGAACAATATCTTAGCTTCAAATCCTCAAACCAGAAAAGAAATGAAAACTATTAGTAGTTTATTTGGAAAAATAGGAGATCATCAAAAAGCGATTGAAAAAAATGATCCTGAAATGGAGGATGAAACCATTAGACAATTAAGCAATAATAAGGTAAAAACAAAGAAAGGAAAAAAAGATGGCAACAACAGTAAATAACACAACGGCAAATCAAAGAATAACCATTATTTTTGATGCAAATTTAAATTCAAGTAATGAAAATGATGGGCCTAGATTAGGCACAGGAAATACTGAATCGGATGTAATGATTGATAATAGAAGTTACTTAAATATTCGGTCACACACTGAAATTGACGCCAATGTCCATGCTTTACAATGGAACGCTACTACGAACACAGGGGAATTAGAGTATATCGATAATAGATTGAGTGATTCATTAACTTCTTTTCCTACATGGGCAACAAACGTTGTTATAAGATGCGAAGCTGAAGATGTTTGGCAAAATGCTTATGCTTCTAATATTTCATCACAATTAACTGCTTGGCAAACGGCAAACCCAGAGGCGAACGTAGAAACTTTTTCTGCGAACACCTCACAAGCTACAAGTGTAGCAGATACAGAAAGAACCACATATCTTTCTGCACACAGTATTACTTACTAAGTTTTCTGTGTATAAATAAAAAATGAAAGAATATATTTTAGAAGTCAAAAAAATAATACCTTCCGAACTCTGTAAAAAAATCATTGATTACTTTGATAATAATTATACCGATGCTGGTACAACAGGAGCAGGGGTGAATAAAAATATTAGAAATTGCCTTACTAGAAATGTTTTAATTAACACAACATTTGGAGAAAAAATATACTCTAATTATATCAAAGAAAAAATTTTTGATTGTGTAAAACATTATCAAAAAAAACACAAAGTTCATGTGCAAAAAATATCTCAACTTGATTTGTTAAAATATGAAAAAAATGAATATAAAGCGGGCTATAAATTTCATGAAGATTTTGGAGCAGAATGTACGGAAAGGCAGTTATCTATTTCTATTTGTTTAAATAACAAATATGAAGGGGGAGAGTTTGTTTTTAATCTTCCTGAAGGTCACTATATAGTTCCACAGAACGTAGGAGATGCAGTTATTTTTCCTTCTAATTTTATGTTTCCACATCAAGTCAACAAAGTTACAAAGGGAACACGATACGCTTTGATAGGGTGGGTGATTTAATGCAACCAATGTTTATAAAAGAATTTTTACCTCAACAAATTTTAAATTTGGCTTATTCGTATTCAATTATTAAATACTCAAATCAAAAACAATTTAATATTGAGGCTCAAACCAGTTCTTTGATTGGAGTATATGGTGATTATTTAATGGAGACATTAATGGATATGAGCACTCCTGTCGTTGAACAAAATGTAGGTAAAAAATTGTGGCCAACATATTCTTATTTTAGAATTTATGATAAAGGTTCAGATTTAAAAATACATACAGACAGAGAATCTTGTGAATACACTGTGGCTCTTTGTTTAGGAGCAGATCCTATTGACCAACCTTATGAAATATTTATCGGAGAAGAAGATGAAACTTCAGATTATAAATATTATGATGTACATAAAAACTACAACAAATATAGAATTGATTATAAGTTTCCGATGTTTCCTAACAATGCAGTAATTTTTAAAGGTATGGACAAAATTCATTGGAGAGAAATGTGCACACACGATCATTTTATGACGTTATTTTTACATTATGTCGATCAAGAAGGTCCTTACAAAGAATTTAAGTTTGATAAAAGACAAATGTTAGGAGAAAAAAAATGATTAAACCAGAAGAACTAAAAGACAAAAATTTTAAAATATTCTTAGGAATGCCCATGTATGGTGGAATGCTCACCGAGAATACGATGCATGGCTTATTGCAATTACAACAATGGTCCATGGCCAAAGGTGTAGGAATGCGTATGCAATCTATGGGTAATGAAAGTTTAATTACTCGTGCTCGTAACACGGTTGTTTCCATGATGATGGATGCCACCGACTATGTAGCCACGCACTTATTGTTTATTGACTCCGATATTGGATTTCAAGCTGAAAATATACAACGCATGCTTTGTTTTGATAAAGATGTAGTCTGTGGTATTTACCCAAGGAAACATGTTCATTTTGAAAAAATACCTCAAATATTAAAAGATAACCCTGAAGCAAGCCCTGAAGAATTAGAGGTTAAATCTCTAGGGTATAATCTTAATTTTGATGATCCCATGAATGTTAAAATGGAAAATGGTTTTTGTAAGGTACAGGAAGCCGCAACAGGAATGATGTTGGTTAAAAGAGAAGTTTTTCGCACCATGATGAAAAAATTTCCTGAACGTAAATATGATTCTGATCAAATTATTAATGGTAAGTCTTTTAAATCTGATAATTGTTATGACTTATTCTGTGCGGGTATCTACGAAACAAAACCAGGCACTAAAAGATATCTATCCGAAGATTATTACTTCTCTCGATTATGGCTAGAATGTGGAGGAGAGATATGGGCAGATATAGCAATGCCTCTCACACACTTTGGAAATAGAGCC